CTACGTAGTTTATTTCGTTATGATATGCTTTGTTTTTTGCACAAGTTTTTATGCATCTAGGCAAATGCATACCGTGATATGGATGCCAACTTGCTTTTAGTAATTTTTGATACCACGGATGCTTCATAACTTCTTGTATAGAATGAACTTTCAAACTATTCCAGTTAGGATCGAAGTTAGAAAGTTTGTCTAATATACCTTCTTTATTTTTAAAAGCACTATCCCAGAGAAAACAACAAGGCCACATAGTTAAATCGCTGGCAATAAATATTTCTCCTTCGTGAATGTACTTACAAACAATACTATCAGTAATTTCTTTTATCTTAGATTCATCTACTTTAGTGTTTTGATATTCTTCAATAAACTTGTCTAATTCTTTTACTGTTTTTACTTTGCTGTGTTCTTTTTCGCCGGTTGTTGTAATAGTTTTCTTTTCTTCTACAATTTTTTTATTTTGTTTTCTTTTTAATGTAGCTACCCAATCGTCATAACTATTACGCATACCTGTTCTAGTAGCAAATTTAAAACCTAATTCTTTGGCATGCTGTTTTGCAATTTCTAATTCGTGTTCATTATGATCAAAAACAATGTATATCCAAGACGCATTTTCTTTTGGTGCAACAGACGAAAATGCTTGCATGTTTCTTTCAATAACATCAAATTTAGTGTTAACTCTGTAAATATGATTAGTTTCTTTATGTCCGTCTACACAAAAATGTATATGCAATCTGCCAGGATAATCATTTGCTATTGCACCTAAACTTTTCCACCATTGTGCAGTTTGATAGCCACCGTTTGTACTAAGTTCGCAATACGCTCCGTTGGTCACTAGATAATCCACCATCTTGACGCATTCTACATTAAGAGCCGGATCACCTAAAACTCCGCAAAATTTAAATTCTTTGCCACGTATGTCTGCTTCAGTAGGAAACAATCTTACAATATCATGAAAGTTAAAACTATTAATTTTTAACCTATCACTATTAAGTGTTCTAGCACATCCTGGACACGCCGCATTGCAGTTACTTGTAATTTCTAATTCAATTTTGTTTATCATTTAAATTGTTCCGCATATGGATCAAACTCAGTTCCGCACTTCATTGCACAGACACCTAACTTTCCATTTTGTATTCCTTGTATAGACCAACTGTCTTGTATTCCTTTCAGTAAAGTTCCTTGCATTACTTGTTCAAGATCATTGTTTATAATATCTATACCTTCCTTTCCGCCTGCTGAGTCAATATGATCCCAAATCTGTTCTACCCTTGGATCAGGATGCCACCATTTATACATACGTCCGGCAGTCCAACAACAAGGCATTAACAAGCCTTCGGCTGTTACAAATATACTACCTTGTTCAGCAACTTTACATTTTACAGAACAGGTATCATAGTACTTTTGCATACTGCCGTATGTGTTAGTTATTTCTTCTTCTTTAAGCAAAGCTAAATTAATATTTTTTGTATCTTTAGGTTTTGCTAAATTTTGTGTTTGTTCTCCCTTTCTGTTCACTGCTTGGTGCGTTTCTTTTCCAGAAAGTTGCGAAGTGCTGTAAAATCTGCCTGTCTTTTTTCTTACAAATTTTTCAAAACCCATACTGTTCGCTATTTCTTCTGCACGATCAACTTGATGTTCGTTATGTTCAAAAACTATAAAATCCCAGCGAGCTCTACCGCCGGCGGCAATAAATGCCTTAGCACTTCGTTCTACATTATCCCAAACAACATTCTGCCTGTATAGGTGATTAGTATCCCTAAGGCCATCCACGCTAAAAATAACAGCACCCATTCTACCAAAAACTTGGGCAAGTTCAGTCCACCATGCTTCATCTTTTGCTCCTGCATTTGTATTCATACTCAACCACATTTTAGGGTTATGTTCTCTAAAATATTTGAAAACTTCTAGTGTATCTTTAGCAACAATAGGATCGCCTAAGTTGCCACACATATACATTGTGTTAAGTTGTTTAATAAAGTCTGGTTTAAAAATACGTTTACAATCTTCAAGACTTAACTCTGCATTTGTTATGTGAGGATTATCTGTGCCGCCATTACAATTTCTATCACACATAGGGCAGGCCGCTTGACAACGTTGTGTAATTTCTAAATGTACTTCTTTAATGTTTTCGTATCTATACATCGTGTACTAACTTTACATCTTTTCCTGGGCCAACTTTACTAGGCAAATCACCATATTGAGCAACATACCAGAGAATTACTGCTTTGTACCAGTTATGACTATTATGATGTGCTTCTTTGTTAAATTGTGTAATATTATTACTTGTTGCTTGCATGGTGCTTAATGCCCTTGCACTTTCTAATTGAAGTTCTCTGACTGTAAATTTATCTAATTCCAATTTTCATAAACCTCTTATATTTTTCTAAGTCTAACACACCTTCAAACAAAACTTGCTTCATCGGTGTTTCATCCGAAAACTCTTTAAGACTAGATTTACAATTAATATGTTCTTCGATATCAAAGTAATTATTTGTCTGCAATACAACTAAGGTGCCACTTTGTAATTTTTCATACCAATCACTAAAATTAGGTATATGTTCACAACTTGTGTTAATAACTGTAGTAGGACTATCAGACATATTAGATAGTTGTCCTTCTTTGTTTATTGTTTGATAGTTATAATTTTTATAATCTATATCAAATATATTTTTTGTTGTTGCTTTAAATTTCCAATCTTGTACTAACCAACTTTTATTAAAGACTTCTGCTATGTCGGCACAACTAGGATCTATGTCAAAACTTCTAATTTTTGATATATGTAAATTACTTTCAAACAACATAGTTGCTAGTGTACCGTACCAACCAGCACATAAAAATACTGTGCCTAGTGATCTATTAATTTTTTGAAGTTCGTCTACTAACCATATTTTACTTTTAAGTTGTCCTCTACTAAAACAATCATTATCTATCTCTATACTATCTGCTAAAATTCTTTTAAAGGCTTGAGTAAAGTCAGTTTGAACAAATCTGTCAAATATATCAAACAGTTTCCAAATGTTATCTTCAAGTACAAGTTTACGAACATCTTCGTCGTATATAAATCTAAATATGCTGTAAAGATTTTCGCCTATTACAGCCTTTCTTAATTCTACATTATCAACAAGTCTAAAAATACTGTGTAAATTATTTTCTAATATTGCTTTACGTAAATCATCAGCTTCGCCTTTTACTGTAACATCTCCAATAACACGAAACAAACTGTGTAGATTTTTTTCTACAACTGCTTTACGTAGTTCTTCATTTGCATTAGTGACACGAAATATACTATTAAGGTCTTTATCTATATAGGCACGCCTTAGATTTGATATATTTGTGTCGTTTGGATACAGCAACTCATATCTATCTAGCAGTTCATGAATTTCTAGCATTAAATTGTTCCTTCAACCAATCAAAGTTGTTAATTTTTTTGAGAGCTTCAATATCACCTCTGTTACTTTCACCGTATTTTCTGCCGGCTCTTGCACCGTCAGTTACATAATTACCAAATGGCTCGTCCTTGCCTTTATCACTACACCATATATTTAGACGTAATTCCGTTTCGACATCCTTTTGTCTATCTATAACTTTGCTTGATAATTTGCAACATTCTCTAAAGCCACTTTTCCAAGCACTAAACGGGTCTGTATTAAACTCGGTACTATTAGAAACTTCTTTTACCGCTTTAAAATGTCTACTTATACTTGTAGTCATATCCGGTTTAGATGTATCCATTTCTATTGTTGCTATCCTTGGAAATAATTTTACTCCGCCGTAGCCATATTCTAAACCTTTTACTTTGTTTTCACATCGCCAAACATGAACGTGATCTTTTTCCTTAGCTGGCACCACATAATCAAAATTAAAATCATCATTTATAACTGCGTCTCCATCTACAATCCATATCATATCTGTACTACACTGTTTTGCCGCTTCAATATGTGCTTGATGGATTCCTTTTATCCCATGAACACGTTTTGCACGAGGAAATCTTTTAATTAAATTTTCATAGTTTTTGTCTGCGTTAACTTCATTGTAACTGATAAACACAATATCGTATTCTTCATTAGAAATACTTGAACTATTAGATATATTTTTGTAGCTAGATCGCTCTTGATTAATGTAAACAGTTTTAAAGAACTTGCTTTGATCTTCATCTAATGGTTCAACAGCTATAGGCAAATCTAATTCTTCTTTTAATTGAAATCCAAGATCTTCTATTGGACTATCTACGAATGAAAAGTCCTTATTATTCCAATATTCATTCAGCCATTTAAAATCACGCACATTTACAAAGTTCCAATCTGTACACATAGTTTTGTACAAACCTTCTCTTGCACCATATATTGCCCATTTACCGTTTTCTACGTCTGCACCTACCATTAACCATACATAAAGTCTGTGCAAGTTTTTCCAATGTAAACCTTTTAGTCTTTCTTTAGAAACTTTTTGTCCTTCATTTAGTGCCATTTTAACACCTTCGCGGAATCCTGCTCTCCAGGCTTGTTGAGGTGTAGCATTATTCATAATAGTACTATATGTTCCAGGCAAATGATAATAATTTATATCCCAACAAAAGTCTACCTGTGCTTGTAGGTTATCAGGGGCGGCGTTTTCATGTGTTTTCATGTTTAGTATTATACTTTTAGGCCAACACTTTATTCCGCCGTTGCCATAAACTAATCCGTTGATGTTATTTTTTGCAGTAAAACTTATAACGGTTTTGTAAGGATTAAAATCATTGCCTAATACAAATTCTTGATTAATAAAATCTTGATTTACTATATTGTCGCCGTCTACAATAATTAATCTATCAGTTTCACTAATATTTGCACATGCTTTATGCGCCGCATCACTACCTTCAACACCATGAACACGTTTTGCCCAAGGAATTTTTTTGCATAAATCTGCATAATTCTTTTCTGCGTTTGGCTCGTCATACGACAAGTATATTACATCACAGTCTGGTACTCTAAGTTTCATTTTTTACTCTAAATCCGTAGTCTTTAAAACGCTTAGGCGTATAGATACTTAACTTTGTAAGATTGCACTCGTCGTCAGTTGTGAACGGAATCTCAATTACACCAGTTTCACATAGTTCTTCTATGTCTACACGTAGTAATCTATACAATATGTTTAGATCACCATGTTTAGTAACACTAAAATTTAATGTTTCACCTACAAACATGCCTTTCATGTTAGTACACAATTCATCTGAAAGAATAATTCGCCAAACTTTAGTTGTATTATCCTTTTCTATAGTGCAATCTTTGTTACTATACGAATAAGGAATGCTATGATGGAAATCATTAATATCAAATGTAGTTTTATTAATAGAATCTGTTTCTTTTAACTCAAATTTTTTCGTTTCAGGATTATAAATTACCCTAAAATTGTTTTTTGATACTTTACCTTCAAGGATAGGTCCGGCTATTTCATATGGAACTTGTATTTGCGAAGGAGCATCAATAGGAGGTGCGCCGATTTGCTTGATTTTACCAGTTTTTTTATCGAACCCTAGTGCAATATTACCCTTGTACATCTTCGAACTTCCTAATTATATCCTCATTAACAAAACTATTATCTGTATAATGAAAAACAGTGTGTTGAGCATGATTTCCTATTTTTAAATTTGCATCATCATCTACAAAAACGCTTACTCTTGTTGACCAATTATCACTATACTTTTCCCAATTTTGTATTGCAGGTTTCATATGTACTAAATTAGGCATAATGTTATTTTTTTGTCTAATATCTAATACAATATGGGTAATTGCTGTAATGATATCCATGCTAGGTTCTTTAGGCATGTTCTTAGGGCAGAATATCCTGTAGTATTCTTGCCAATTATCAGCTATATGTTTTTGCGTAGTATAAAACTGTTTTGAATATTTGCTTTTTTTAAAGTAGAAAAATGCGTTATAAACGTTAGGTAAATTATTACTAATAAATGCTTTCCTGTAAAACGTATCTTTTATTTTCTCGCCCCTATATGTAAAGACAGTATCACAATAATAAACATCAGTATTCATTGCTTGCCAGAAATAATCTAAATTATGCAATACTAATACATCACTATCCATTGAAATTGTTTCTTCGTAAGGAGACAGTTCATAGATAAACTGTCTAGCATAGGTTTTAAATCTACTATTATCGCCATTGTATGCAGGTACAGGAATTATTTTATCAAAAATATACTTGTAATTTGCTACATCAGTATTAGTAATTAGGCTTACTGGAATATGTTGATTAAATTTTTTTATACTTAATGCACACAGATATGCTTGTTGTATATATTGCTCACCTTCGGCATACAATACAAATCCTTTATTACTCATCTATACACCTCTGTAGACTAAATTTATTCATTACATGCACATTAGCGTTTTTTATCGATAATGGAGTATATTGATTTTTATAGGTTGGCTTTTCTAATAAAAACTTTAAGTTATTTTCTTGCACTTTATACAAAATGCTTTTGTCTGTGATATAATATAAAGTTCCGGGCATTTCTTTTGCAAAATCGCCTGCTTGAAATCCATTCATAATATGAATAGCAATACTAAATGCATAGTCATTACGGAATTTTAATGATTCGATAAAATATGTAATTCTATAATGTTGATAATTTTCTTGTATATGTTTTAATAAATCAAAGAAAATTTTGTTAGAATAAACTTTTCTAAAAAACACACATGTAGCCCAGTAAAAATCTATACTTATATCTGATATTCTTTCGAACTCGATACCTGTTGTCATGTCTACTAGATTATGACATTGTTTGTATATTAAAAAATTATTGGATTGATTAAAACATTGTAAAAAATTATTGTTGCAAATTACAACGTCAGTGTCTAACATTAAAGTTTCGTCGTAAGGAGTAAGCTCATATGCAAGGCTACGAGAATTATTCTTCCATAAAGACTTTACTGAATTACCTGAACCGTCATAGTGTGTTTTAAAATTGTTATCTACAGTATTTTCTAAGATAATAACTTTATCAAATGCAGATAAATCTGCATCTTCACAACTTTCTTTGTCTGTTACCAAAGATACTGGTAAATCTAAATGCTGTTTTGCACGTTTAGCAAGGTCTTTTGCTTGTGAAATATAATTTAATGTATTGCTATTTCTGGCAAACACTAAGATACCTTTACTCATCGTCTACTAGTTTCTCTACACTTCTGCTATTTTTTATGTTTTGATATTCTTGATAATATATACGTAGATTCTCGTCATATTTTTTTGCAATTTCTGCAAGAAAACCTGTAACATCTTCGACTAGAATTGGAATACTGTTATCATCTAGTAAGATTGCATTATTAGTTACATTAGATAATGCAGACAAATGACTCATTAATGACGTTTCAATTGTAAATTGCCCGCCCCCATAATAGTATTTTGTGTTTTCTTTAAATTGTTCTAACAATATACGCCTTTGATTATTAAGCGTTACCATATAATTTGAAAAATCTAAAGCATTTTTTAACTTTTCATCCATAAGATACTCCTGTATTGTGTATATTATACACGAATATCAGTACTATGTCAAGTAATTATTCGAAAGTATTTGGATTTGCGAATGTAGGATACGGCAAAGTAAAGCGTCTTGTAGTGCCGTCTGTTTCAAAATCTAATGATCTAGGACGTCTTGCACCATAATCAAACAAAATATCTGCTGTCACTGGCTCAGTTACACCAGGTTCGATACTTCCTTTTGCACCAGCATCAAGGTTACTTTCTGGACCGTCATCTACTAGTGTTAGTTTAAATCTTAAACGTCTTGTAAGTGATGATTCTATTCTAGCTTCTATTGTCCAATAACTATCACCATAGGTGCTTGCACTTGCATCTCTTCTAAAAATAGTCTGGAAAGTTGTTGTTAATTGCCTTTGGCCTATTGCGCCATCTGGATAAGTAACTCCAGTGCTTTGGCCATCAATTGTTGTATAGTTATAACCAAATGCTATTGTACCGGGATTTTCAATCATTGACTGCCAACCTTGATTTCTTAGTACAGCCTTATTATTTGTTGCTGTAGTATCGCTTACGTTTTCAACTGTTCCTTCAATTAATATCTGTCCACCGGCATTAAAAAAATGACGTAGTGCATCATCACTAGAAAAAGTCACAGTAAATTCTGAATCAATAGTACCATTAAAACTAGTTGTTCTTGCATCACCTCCGGGAACAATAGCACCATCTGACACTGTTTCTGCAACTGCGACTGTATCCTTGCCTGCTTCTAAGGCAGTCATAATTGTTAAGTAATCATTAAAACCCTGAGTATTATCTATGTTACTTAATGAGTAATCAATATTTCCGTCATTGTCTGCATCTTCATCACTAAATGCTGGCAGATCGGATGTAGAAACATCGGCTCCTATCAAATCTCCGGTAGCTAATTGTGTTAGTCCTAAATTTGAGCCGTTTTGATGCTTGTAAGCACGGTCCATGTCGTCCCATAGCTCTTGCATTCTTTCGTGATCAACAATATCTCCGTCGCTACTAGGACCAGGTCCTGCGACTTGTCCGCTAGTGACTGTTTGTCCATAACCAGTGTTTTCGATTGCACTACCTGTACCTAAAATTTGTTCAATACGGTTTTGTAGTGTATTGTAATCTGACGCTGTTATGATTGCCTGCGGTAATACTGCCATATCTTATGTTCCTTATTAAGTACGTAGTTATTTATACCTTTAAAACGCACTCTATTAATTTTTCTGATTCCTCATTACTAGATTCTAGAGCAATACCAACTAATCCTGTTGACGCAATAGTTGTGCATACACCGTCTTGCCAGGCATATACTGGTTGTCCTTTAGATACTGGTCCGCTAACACGCACCGGAACACGACCTTTTAGTCCTAAAATTTGACCTTCGGCTTCTGCATTCATCAAATAAGCAGGCTTATCTGAAATAACTCCTATGCACATACAACTAGTACCAGCCGCTGTAGCTTCTTGTTTGCCGCCAACACACATTGCTGTGCCTACGGGGTATTCTTGATCTGTTAAATATTTTTCTGCTAAGTCAGCATAACGAGCAGTTAGTGCTGTACCAATAAATAGGTTTGCTTTTAAGTCACCCGAATTATCTCTTACAGCAATAGTATTCGCATTTGCTTCTATATCGCCTTGTCTATTATTACCATTTACAACTAATGCTGTAGATTTTTCTGCAAGTCCAGTAAAATTATTTGCAAATATTTCATTAAATGGGAAGTTTGCACTACCAATAGCAACTGTTTCGCTTACATATGCGTTTTCGTCTGTTTCTTCTATGTTTGTAACACCTGGAAGAAGTGCATCTGGTGTAATTCTTACAGTATTTTTAAGTGTTCCTGCGGCTGGCTTAGCTGATAAAAATATTGAATTACCAATTGTGTTTGCTATTGCTATTTTGTTGTCAGTTCCTGTAGGTACAAAAACTTGTAAGTCGTTAGAATCACCTACAGTAAAACCATCGTCTTTAAACTGAACTACATTTTCAAAGATAGTAGCCTGTCCTACAATAGATGTTACATATTGACTTGCATCTATGCCATTTAATTTTAACGCATTTGATGATGTACCCCAAAAGATATGTTCTGAGGTTGTTGTTCCGCCAGTCGATGCTTGAGTATTAACTAAAGTAATACCTCTTTTTACAATGTCAAAACCTGGAATTACATTTTCAGCATCTGTATTATCAATAGTAAATGCATCATTAGATATAATATGTACTACTGTATCATTAACTACAGAAGTAATAATACTGTGCGAAACTCCTAAGTTGTCACGTATTGAACGTGATTGCATCTGTGTAACGCCTTCGCCAGCATCCTGAGGTCCAATTAAAACCCAATCTGTTCCATTATAAGCATATAGCTGTTCGTTAGTTGTATCCCACCAAAAATCGCCTTCTGTTAGACCAGCAGGAGCAGTACCTGTAGTTTCTGCGCCACCTGTTGTTCGCCATTTTGAACCATCAAAAAACTTTAATTTAGCTAGGGAAGAATCGAACCAAATTTGTCCACTTATTGCTCTAGGAGGAGGATTTGCTCCTGCAAAGTTTTCTAGTAGGAATAAAAAGTTTTCATTGTGTATTTCACCATACCCTGCGTAGTTTTTACCGACAAAATTCAAATCGGTAGTTTGATCGATAGTACCGTCTTCAACTACAGTGAGTAATGTTTTATTATATCTATCTATTTGGTAAGCCATGTTGTTCGATTCCTATTAACTACTGTATTTATTCCTATTTTCAATTTATTGTAATTGCATCAAACAAGCCCAGCTTCTTGTACTACTTGCTATGTCAACTTTGTGTATTTGTTTTAGACTAAATTTTATACCTTCGCCTTTTTGCAAAGTTACTGTTTGTCCTGCAACTGTAATTGAATTGTTGTTTACTAAAGAATATGCTACAACAGTTCCCGAGTCTGGCTTATCTACCCAATAGTCCATTTCATCTAAAAATCCTGTATTTCCTGGAAATTCTAAAAACCAACCAACTATTGCAGTAGACATATGATCATTTAACAAAGTTTTAAAATTATTCCTTTGTTCTAATGACCAGTCATGCCATTTTGATGTACTGTATACACTTAACTTGTCTAAGCCGTTAGTGCCTATTCTTACATTGTTAGAAGAAAATGCAACATCAGCTTTAATATTAATTAAAGAATCTACAGTAGCATTATCTAATTGTTCTAGTGTTTCATGCATATTTTTCTCACTCGTACAAATAAACTAAAGAGTATCTTAATTTTTTAGCAGGAGGAACAGAATGTATAGGTCCTATCCCTTCAATAAGCACTCCTTGTCCTATTTTGTCTTCTACAAATTTATCTTCCTCGTCAATATATAGACCATCTCCGCTTTCTTGTAAACTTATAACTAAGTTTCTTCTAAAATCGTGTTTGTCTTTGTGCTGGCCTATATAATCTCCTATTTTATATCTGTTAACTGCTAAATCAGCTAACTTAAAATCTTCGTATACAGGAGCAATTTCTTTTAATTGTTCCTTCATTTCTTTTTTCATTTGCATATGGTTACAATAATCGTAAGCACATGTAGAATTATTAATAGCTCTACCTGGCTGTAATTTAGTTCTTCTAATCCACCTAGGCTCTTCGATAGATTCAATGAGTTTATAGACAGATTCTACTGTGTCTTTATCAAAAACCT